ACAACCATTGCGTCCATCATTGCGCTGTATGAGTTGCAGTTTGGTGATGCTGGCGCTGAAGTGTTTACTCTGGCTACTAACCGGGATCAGGCGACTATTTGCTTTGATTCGTCCAAAGCAATCGTAGAAAACATGAAGGCTGAGTTGGCCTCCAAGTTCATTGCCTACCGTAGTGAACTGAAAAAGGCTGGCGACTCGACTTCCACTTATCGTGCGCTGTCACGGGAAAACCGTAAAACTGGTGACGGTAAAAACCCGTCTTGCGCCATGATTGACGAGGCGGCTCAGATTACTGAGAGGCAGTCGATTGAGGTGTTGCACTCGGGTATGGGCGCTCGGAAGAACCCGCTGCGGATGTACCTGACAACTGCCAGTTTCACTAAGGAAACCAAGTTCTTTGAAGACCTTTCTCACTTCCGTAACGTGCTGCGTGGCGCTGCTGCTGACAGCTATCGCTGGTTTGGTCTTCTTTACAGTATTGATCCCGGAGATAATTGGGCTGATCCTGCTGTCTGGGGCAAAGCAAATCCCATGCTTGGGGTTTCGGTCACAACACAGCACATCGCGCAGATGGCTGAAGAGGCTTCTGCCAAACCAGCCTCACTAAACGAGTTTCTGTGCAAGCAACTCAATATTTATGTATCGGCCAACAGCGCTTGGGTGGACCGTAGATATTGGGATGAGTCTGTGGCGCCTATGCCAGAGGAAAAGCCTGAATCTACATTTGTTGGTTTTGACTTGGCGCACACTCGAGATTTGAATGCGGTGGTGACTTTGCACCGATACGCCGAAGAAGATTTCTATGCTGAGTTCCAATTCTTTCTACCGGAAGAATCTTTGGACTTTGTGCCAAACCATTACAAGTCCGTTTATATGGAAGCGCACAGGTCAGGCATTTTGCGGCTGACACCCGGCAACGTAACCGACTTGAACGAGATTGAATCTTTCATTAAGCAGCAGTGCGAGAAGCACAACGTCAAAGAAATCGGGTACGACCCTTACAACGCGGCTGCTTTGGTGGCAAACTTGTATGCTGACGGCTTGCCGGTAAAGAAGGTGGGGCAGGGCATGGCCGTATTGTCAAACCCGTCAAAGACCACTGAGCAGTTAATCCTGAAAAAAGCAATTAAGCACGAAGGCAACCCTTTTGTGGGCTGGCAGCTTGGAAACTGCGAGGTTTACATCGATGTCAACGGAAACGTGAAGGTTCGCAAGAACGAAGCAGACCCGTCAGCCAAGGTGGACGGCATTATTGCCATGATTATGGCGTTGCACTGCCATTTGGATAACGTATTTGTCAGCGATTCATTTGGCTTTAGATCAATTGAGTGGTAAAGTGTAGGAAATTGAGGGGAAATCATGGCAATTCTTGACATTTTCAAGCGCAAAAACACTCAGTCTGAAAGCAATACTTTGTTTGGTCAGACGGCCTTGGGTAACAACATTGTTTACCAAGGAAGTGACAAACGCGCTGGTGTTAACACCCAGATTCTCTATGTGACCACTGCCAGCACGACAACCGCCGGTCGCCCGGTGGATATGTCTGTGTTGACCAGAAACAGCACAATCATGTCCTGCGTGGGTGTAAAAGCCCGTGCTTTGGCGCAGTTGCCAATCAAGATTTGCTGCGAAATGGCAGACGGTAAAACCGTTGATGCCGTCAAAGGCGAAGGCGTTGGAACCCGAGATAAAGCCAAAGCCCGTCAAGTTGCCAAGCTGCTCAATAGCCCAAATAACTTCCAGAGTAAATACGAATTCTGGTATCAGTGGCTGATGTGGTACGAGTTGTCTGGCGAAGCCTTTACCTTGTGGTGGAGGAAAGACCAGAACAGTTCTACAGAGACACCTTTGGAAATGTATGTGCTGGATTCAACGCTGATTGCGGTGAACATCACGCCGACACGTTATCCGACCTTCCGTCTGTCTACACCTAGCTATGGTTTCAACAAAGACCATGAGTTTAAGTATTACCAAGTCATGCACAGCAAAGAGATGGCATGGCAAGGCTCGGCTGGTTTCAACAAAGCTATTTTGGCGACAGAGTTGGTTGGTCTTGACCAAGACATTGACCTGTACGCCAACTTTGTCATGCAAAACGGCGCAAAGCCTTCCGGGATGTTTGTGACCGATCAGGTTATTCCTGATGGCAAGTACAAAGAGATTGCAGCCCGTCTGAAAGAGGCGTGGAACAACATGACCGGCAGCAAAGCCAGCGACCCTAGCAAGCCGGGTCAAGGTATGTTGCTGGATCAGGGCATGAAATATCAGCGGGTAGAGATGCTGACGCTGCAAGACACTGATGCGGCTGCCTTAAAGTTGCAGACGATGCGCCGAATCTGTGGTTTGTTCGGTGTGCCGCCTTCTATGATTGGCATTCACGATGGCAAGTTCAACAACAGCCAAACGGCTTTGGATGAGTTTTACAAAACCACCATGTATCCAACAATTGTCAATATTCAGCAGAAACTCACGCAGCATTTGCTGGAAGGTTATCCTTCTTTGTGCGTTGAGTTTGACACCAAGGATTTCCTGAAGGGTGCGCCTTTGGACCAGATGAACTTTGCGACTGCTGGCGTAAAAGGTGGAATAATGACGCCAAACGAGGCCAGAAACTACATGAATCTGCCTTCTGTTGAGGGTGGTGACGAGTTGGTCAAAGAGCCTGATCCCGCCGAACCTGTACCCGGTTCTAGCGCTCAAGATACTGGTGGCGGCGGTGGAAACCAGACCAGCAAAATGAACATTGGCTCAAAGACTTGATTAAAAATGCATACTGATACAAAATATCTGGTAGCATTAGCCAAACAGGTCAAGCGACCTTCAAAACAGTTGCCTGTCTTATTGGGGCAACCCCCTAAAATACAGGACAATAACCAATCCATTGCTTTAGGGGCAATCAATGAAGACATTGAATCTAATCTGCGAAGCCAAACTGAACTTGAACGAAAAAGCCGACAACGGCGAACCGTCTGGGCAGATTGAGGCTCGTATTACGACTTGGGGTGCGCGTGAAGGCGCTGATGGTCGCAAGTTCTTCTACAAGCCAGAAGGCTTTATGCAGTGGGCCAAAGAGTTCGCCTCGTCTGGCCGACCACTGCCTATGTACGTCAATCACAATGCTGACGCCATCCCTGTTGGTGAGTGGACAAGCATTGAAATGGATGACGAAGGCATGAATGCTTCTGGTCGCCTGTATCTCAACACCACAACTGGCTCTGATCTTTATCAAGTGATGAAGGAATCCCCCAACATGTTTGGTGGGGTTTCTGTTGGCGCTTATGCTGAAGAATATCAGTGGGTTAAAGAAGACGGCGAATCAATGACCATTGGTTCTGATGACCCATATGAGTCTGGTTATTTCCAAATTACCAAAGGTGGTCTGCGCGAGACTAGCGTAGTTATGCACCCAAATAACATGAAGGCAGAAATCAAGAAGCTGGAATATTTCCGTGCTGATGGTTCTGCTGATTTGAAAGTATTGGAAGAAGCCTTGCGGGATGCAGGTCTGTCCAAGCAGATGTCGGTTGCCGCCGCATCTGTGTTCAAGACGGTAATTGAACAGCGTGATGCTGTTGAAAAGCCTATTGAAAATGCGCCAATTCAGAGTGATTCTGATGCGGAGGCAACCGCTGAAATTCTTGCTGCTCTAGAGCAACGTGAACTTCTGAAACTCCTTGATAAACGTCTTAAAGGTTAAATCATGTCTCAAGTTATCCTCGAAAAATTGGATGCCATCGAAGCTAAACAAGCTGAGAGCATCGTGGCTGTAGAAGCCAAAATCCCTGCTGCTGTTGAGGCTGTCAAAGCTGAATTCAGCGAAATGGTGTCTGCTCTGGAAGCCAAAGTTGCTTCTATCAATATGCCAGAGTTCATTCGCACTCCTGCCAAGACTGTTCGCCAAGATGTGAACCGTTCGGTGCGTGAGCAACTGGCTACCTTCTACAAAGGCAACAACCGTCTGGAAAAAGAACTGCAAATCTTTGCAGACGAAGCTCAGATGGACGCTTACCTGAAAGAAGCCTCTGCTCTGACTGCTGGCGGTGATGGCAAGGGTGGTCGTACTGCTTACGATCCAGTGTTCGCTGCTCTGCGTTTGGCTAACCCCATGCGTGGTTTGTCGCGCACTGTGGCTACCGATGGTTCTAGCTATCAGTTCCGTGTCAAAACTGGCAACGCTGGTGTGGCTTGGGGCTATGCAATTCAGAACAACGGTGCAAGCACTACTGAAGACACAAGCATCTGGCAGTTGGTTCTGCAAGACCTGAACGTGCAGTTCCCAATCCGTACTGCTGCTTTGGACGATATTGACGGTCTGGAAGCCAACGTGGTTGACGATATGTTGGCTGAGTTCGCTCAAGCTGAAGCTTTGTCGATGATCCAGAACAACGACCAAGCTGCACAGTCAAGTACTAACCCCTACGGTGGTACTAACGGTCTGCGCGGTCTGGATCAGTACGCTGGTTCTGCTGCTACCTACGCTGGTGGTACTTCTACTGTTGCTGCTTTCGGCACTTCTGGCACTGGTTCTACAAGCGGTCTGCATTCGCTGGCTACTTATGACCAAATCACTTCTAACGTCAACACTGTTGGTGCTAACGCAATCCAATACAAAGACGTTATTAATACTATTTATGCACTTCCTCAGCAATATTGGACCCCTAACACCAAGTTTATGGTTAGCCCAATCTTGGCTCAGGCAATCCGTGGTCTGCAAGACACCAATGGCCGTCCAATTTTCAACTCTGTTGAATCGTTGAACCCCGATGGCATTATTGGTCAACTGCTTGGCTTTGATGTTGTGATGAACCGTTACTTGGACAATCCTAGCCAAGCTACAACTGGTACTGCTGGCACAACTAGCCTGTACCCAATGTACTTTGGTGATTGGACACGGGCACATTCAATCATAGACAGGTTGAACATGGTTATGCGCCGCTACGACCAGACGTTGCCCGGTTTCATCACCTTCTTTGGTGAGAAGCGTTTGGCAACTTCTGTGCGTGATCCAAACGCATTGGTGCGTTATCGCTCGACAGGTACAGCTACCTGATAAATCGGAGGGGCGTAAATGCCCCTCCTTTTTGTGCCAATAATTTAGGAACTGTTATGACCATTACCGAACGCATCCTGTCTGGAATTAAGCAAACATTGGAAACTGGCGAGAAAGTCACAATTGACTTGCGCGAGGCATCTGCTATCACAGGCTCTGGTGACGGGGTTGGTGGTCGTACCTTCTTTGACAACGCATTTGCTGCATTGCGTTTTGCAAACCCAATTCGTGAGATGTCGCGTGTTATCCCTGCATCTGGCTCAAGCGTTCAGTTTGTCGCTAAGACA